TTTGCTGGCCTGCGCCGTGTTCGTTCTACGAACCCCAACAACGCGCGGATTGAGGATCGTGACGTCTTCGTACAGACCCTGCACCACAATGCCTGTGACTTCGCGTGTTGCAGAGGCATCGGCGTCAAACAAGTTGTTGATTGTGACCGGTGTGGTGATGGCGACCCGCCCGCCCTGGGTGGCGTTGGTGTGCCTGAAAGTGATGCCCCGGGCGCATTTGTTATTGGCGTTGATCGTCAACGTGCCGCCTGTGATCGAGCACGAATTGATCGCCGTCGTCTCGAAATAGAGCAGGTCGGCAAACGCCGTAGCCCCGGCGCTGACGTTGATCGTGACGTCGCCGCGACAGATGATTTCCACCGCACCGGATGCCCGGCCAGCATACGGCTGCAAAGGTCCGCTGATCAGGTACGTGCCACCGAACTCCACCGGAACACCGAGCGGTATCGCGTAATCAAGACAGGCTTTGATACTGACCGTGCTGTCGGTCACACCGTCACCAACAGCACCAAAGTCCTCAACACTGACACGCTCGCGCATCTTGGACTGAGCGTTTCTGGCAACTGCGCCAACCCCCGCCTGGATAAACCCGAGCAATGAAGACCCGCTGGACGCAGCCAAGACCGGGAATATCCCGCTCCCGTTGCCCGTGATGTTGTCCCAATCACCAACGGGTACATCTTTCCATGTGGTCAGCGCGAACTTGTACGAAACCTCAGCCTCAACCCAAATCTCGCCCCCTGCGGGGACACGGCCAGCAGCGTCAAGCACAATCGGGTTGGCGTGAGCAACAGTTCCCGCGCTGGTGGTGTACACGGCTCGCGGTGTTGTCGTTCCCGCGTTGTAGGTGTACACCTTGCCACCAGACAACGGGCGCCCGTTGTCGCCAAAAAACTGCGCCCCTGCGCCAGCAAGCATGGAGAGTTGAACGGTCGGCATCGAATGTCCTTACGCGAGAAACTTGAGTTTGTAGAGTGTGGACAAATACAGCCCAACGATTTCGTCGATGATGTTCTGAAGCGGTGTGTCGGTCTTCTCGCACACCTTGTACCGCTCTGACTCAATCTCAGCAAGTGAATCTGCAAGAAATTCCACCACGTTGGTTGTCTTCTTGGCAGACACCAGTGTTACAGGTCCGATCAACCCGTGACGTCCTTGGTACGCTTCTGCGAACTTGTCAGCGAGTTCCACAATCTCATCGTAGAACACCGCCAACGCGGAATGCTTTGAAAAGCTGCGGGTGTTGAGATGAACAGAATGGGTCACATCTCGCGCCAGAAACAAATGACCGATGAAGTCAGCGCATTTCATTTCCATCTCCCGTCTGAGGTGGCATCTCAGGCGACCCCGCCACCAGATCACCAGTGTCCAGCGCGGCAGCGATAGTGCCCATCACAATGTCCTGAATCTGCTCGGGGGACATGCCCGCCTGCACCGCGCTGATACGCTGTGTCTCGGCCTGATACGCCTTGATCTGGGCCTCGAATTCCTTGACGGCGATGTCTTTGGCCTCCATCGAGCTTTGCACGTTTTGCAGCATGTTGAACATGTTCTGCATCTCGGCCTGCATTGCCTGAATCTGCTGGTTCGCGGCAGATAGTGCTGGGTTGTCCTCGTCGGCAAGCACCTTGGGGTCGAGTGTCTTCTGAAACCGCTTGGCGAGGTCTTGAGCGCCAGGCCAGTCCATGTTCTTGACGAACAAATCGCCAGCAACTTGCCACAACTGAGGGTTGCCTTGCAGCAACTGAGCCATCGACTCAAGGGCTTCCTGACGCTTGGTGGCGTAACCCGGACCAGTGATGACACGCACATCGTATTTGCCGACGCCGGGGTTGTAAATCTTGTCGATCACAACACCCTCTTGATCGACGATCTTCTTGACCGGCTCCTCTTGCGTCGGGTTCATCTTGACGGTCGATGGTTCACCATCCTCGCCGATGATGCGGGCGATGCGCTCCGTGTCGTAGATTTTCGGGATCAGGTCGATCAATTGGCGACCGATGTGGCGGATGGCGCGGGCGAGGTTGTCAACATAGTGGTATGTGCCAACGTCGCTTTCCTTCTGACGCGCAAGGATCGCCTTACCCGACCGTTCGTTGCTGGTCATCCCCAACGATGCGTTGTACTGACCCGTGGCGCTCTTGATGTCCTCAGCCGCACCCGCTTTGGCCTGCAACAGCCCGCTGGAGGCCATCGGGGGCTGTGCTCGCTGGGGTAGTGGCAACACCGCACCCTGACCGTCCGTAACGTCCGGGTTGACCTCCAGATAGGGCCAGTTGTTCGTGTTGGCCGTCTTCCATTGCTGCTCATACCCCTCAAACTGCCCACCGTAGCCGATAAACGGGGCTTTGGGTGCCAGCGCCAACATCTCGGCCTCCTGCGACACCCAATAGTTGTACATGCGCTGGGCATCCTTGGCGTTGCGCACCAAGCCCGACACGTACATCCGTCCATCGACCTCAAACTCGTTGCCGACAACGCGCACCACGGGGATGAACGATCCAGCCCAATCGCGCTCTTCCAGAACTTCGTAACCGTTGATCTTGCACCAACGCACCCGCTTGCGATCTGAGTCGCGGGAGCGCAGAGGCTTGCCAAACATGAGTCGGAGCGCCCGGTCTTCGGGGGTGTTGTCAAAGGCTGTCTGGTTGCCCGGGTACAGGTTCAACCGGGCTTTTTCATACTCGACGTAGAAATACTCGGCGATCCGAACCGTGTTTTGGTTGATCCACTGGCTGATCGACTGGTCGCCCACACCCAGCGACATCAGGGTCGTGATGGGTGCGGCGTTGGGGTACATGCGCTCGTACTCGGCTTTGGTCATGTCCTCGGTGATGAAGCACCAGCGGGCATCCGCGCCCGTGGGGTCTTGAATCATCGGGTCCATGTAAACCGAGAAGCTGTTGCGAATCCGACCAATCTTGATGTCTTGGTCGAAGGTGGTTTCGTCGCAATACTCGGTCAGGATGCGAACGTAACCCTCACCGTAGGACACTTGATTCTCGCAAGCCGTGTCGTAAGCGACATCGGCGTCACTCAGGTACTCAATGTGCCGGATGACCCCGTTGTACACCTCTGCCATGTCAAGGTCCGCCTTGTCGTCGGCAGGAATGACCTTGATGCCGGGGCGGTTCATTCGCTGCTCGTTCGTCACGTGGCGAACGTGCTGAGGCAGTTTGTTGATGGTCAGGCAGGGGCGGGCGTTGATTGTCTGACCCTGCACCGCGCCGCGCGTCTGGAGCACGTCAGCAGGCCATTGCCATTGGTTGTCGGGAGAGCCCGCGAAGAACCGCAGGTCATCAAGCTCGTTTTCCCGGGTCTCGGAATAGGCCGAAATCGCCATAGTCATGCGACTACGGGCGACAGTAAGAACGTCCTCGGAACCACCTTTCGACGGGTTGGGGCCGTTTTTGGCTACGTTTGCGACAGCCGTGATTCCGGTGGTGTCTTTCATGCGTCAAATACTCCGAGAGTGTGAGCCTCACGCATCACGAGCAGGTTTTCACCCTCCCATTGTAGCTCCTGACCGATGGAATCACCAAACAGCACCTTGTCGCCGACTTTTACCTCTCTGGTGTCCGGTCCAGCGGCCACCACAACGCCCGTACCGGTCTGTTTTTGTCGCAACAGCACGAACAGATCGTGTTTTTCCATGTCGGGGCGCACAATGAGGCAGTCTTGACGGGCTTTCAGGGTCATTTTCGGTAGTCGTTGGGGTTGGTTGCTCTCACGAACCCATCCATGAGGTCAAAGCAGCGCCATTTTGGGCGTTGTGGCGGGTGTTTCGTCGCTCATTGTACTCACGATGTGCCACAGGATAGGCAAAAGTGACAGCAATGGCGTCAGCAGCGTCGGGAGAAGCCAGTCCCCGCGCCTTCATTTCCTTCTTCCCTTCGAGAAAAATGGTCCCTGCGGAGTTGGGCTTCTTCATCGGACCGATCAGATCACCCTTCAGCAACCTGTCCTGCGGGATACTCGCTGTTTTGAGCCAGTCGCGCATCGCTCCCCAGATTTCCGCCCGTTTGTTGCCCCACATCACCGGGTTTTTCGCCTTCCAGCCGAAGTTCACCCCTCTGACCTTGTACTTCTGCTCGACCAGTCTGTCCAACACCCCGTAGCCCAGCCCACCCTCGTCAATCACCGTCAACGCGGGCCGATACTCTTCGATGGCGTCGATGACATGTCCGACCGTGGTCATGGTGTCGTCACCCCTGAATCGCCTGATCGCCACGATGTCCCGCCCACGACGCACGGCAATCACAGTGCTGTCCATGCCCCCACGGGCCGGGTCAACGCCGAGGATCACGGGTGCAGTCATGTCCTTGTACTGCGGGCGCTTCATGGCGTCATCGACAAGGTGTGGGGCGATGAACTGGTCCTGTCCACTCTTGGGAAAGTCCCCATACACCTCAACCCGCGCCTCGTCGGAGTCTTCGCCGTACTCGTCGATGATCTGCTGGTAAATCGTCTTGTCCGTGCCCTCAACGGTACGGGCGTCAATCTTCTCACTCTCCCAAAACTCCCGCTTCGACCCGTCCACGGCCTCGTAGAAATACCCCGTGTTGCGGCGCCCGTTGCTGAACGCCAGCCAGTACCGGTCCAGGATGTTCTCGGTAAAGAAGCCCGCAGCCACGGACCAGATGCTGTCCGGGATACCGCTGGCTTCGTCGAAGATCACCATCATGCCGTCCATGTTGTGAACACCGGCATAGGCGTCAGGGTTCTCCTCGCTCCACAGCTTCCCCTCAGCCCCCCAATACCGGGTGCCCTTCTTGAGGTCACGTTCGACCAACTCAGTCAACCACGACGCGGGCGACAGACTCGTGGCCGTGGGTTCCCACCAGTGGGCGTTCAGCGCCATCGTCACCCACTTGGTCAGTTCGCCCCACGTCACCTTGCGCAACTGGTTCTCGCTGTTGGCCGATACGATCACGCTGCTCCCGATCCTGGTGGTCAGCATCCACAGGATCAACCAACTGACCAGCGCCGACTTGCCAACCCCCCGCCCGGACGACACCGCCCTGCGCAGCGCGTCGATCAACTCATCGTTGCTCAGCTTGCCCCGGTTCTCCCGGATGAAGTCCCGTATCCTGCGCAGGGTCCGGCGCTGCCACGCCCGAGGTGCCTTGAAGTGTTCGAGTGGGGTGTTCTTCTGCCCCCAAGGGAACGCGAACAGGACAAACGTCTCAGGGTTGTCAGCGACCTGTGGACTCCACAACTGAGTCATCAAGGTCTGCTCCTCGTCAGGGCTATATATTGGCTTTTGCATCAGGTGTTGTCCAATCTGGGAGTCACATCAATCACATCACCCAAGTCAATCACCCGGGCCTGAGCCGCTGCCAACGCTCCCGTGATGCTGATCCCACCGGTCATCTCGATGCTGGTGGTGGCTCCGTACTTTTTCCGATTGTGGGCTCCCATGAGCCACTTGCGAGTGTCGATCTTGAGCCGTGACCGGTTCACATCTTCCAGCGAGTCATCGGCATCGGCAATCTCAATGATCTCCCCGGCCATGAACTCGGTGCGCATTTCTTGAGCTTCGTCAAACAGTTGCCTGCGAGTGGGATCTTTCTTGATCCACCGGTAGAAGTCGTTGTAGTCGATCTCACGCTGGTCATCCCGCAGCACTTGGGACAGCGACTTGCCGTGGGCAATCGAGTCGATGGCACGCATGAACACCTGCTCATACTGAACAAGTACGAGTGCTTTGCCCTCAGGCGATGGTTTGGGAGGCGCGGGTTCCAGCCAGTCTGGTAGCAGTGTGTCATCTGCGCCTACGGATTGGGGATGTGATGTGTCCATAGTGGCAATAGGGTAACACAAATGGTTCTGGAAAGTAAGTGAACCCACTGGGTCTAGGTGTCACTGAAAAATTTGAAAAATTTTGTCTGATACCTCCGTTACCGTGACCCTCACCTCGTCGGCCCACCCCCTCCCCCTCGGACTCAGGTGACACCGGGCACCCGCGCACCAAGGCAGTGAGCACTGGTGCCGCGCTACCTGGGCGCACTGGTGATGTTTCCATGTCCCAATGGGTCAAATGATGCTTTGTCCCAATGGGTTAAATTAGCCCATTGGGTCA